AGTTGCTACGACGATTGATCCGTCGGCAGCTGGTTTAACTGGATCACCAGTAAAAATTCCGCCTGCGCCACTTGTGATAGAGTATTTAGTAGTACCAGTTGTTCCGCCAGGGGCAGAACCAACTTTAGCTATTGGTCTAAGACCGAAAGCTTGATCTATGTTAGCCATAGTAGTCTCCTAAATATTTTTAGAGACATAATGATCTTACTTATTAAGATTTTTTGCCCCCAAAAGTTACTCTGCTCTGCCTCTCTTGGGAGATTGGCATCGCTGGGTGCTCGTCTTTGTGTAGATCAGCTTCTATTGCTTTTGTCTTGTCGTTTGTAAGATCACGGAAATATTGATCCCGATCCTCTTTTACTTCAACAGGACATCTCATTAGAAGAAGTCCGCCTGTACCTATAACGCCTTTGTATTTACCATCTTCAATGTGTGGTAAATCCATTCTGTCTGGATATTCATCTGCTCTCACAAGTTCGTATCCGCTTCTGATCCTTCCGATGACATTTTTTTCATCTTGTTGACCACGATATTCAGACCTTACCCACCTGTGGTGAAAACCTTCTGGTGGTTCTGGTGCGTCTAAGTTTGATGGAGGAACCCATCCCCTCTTTCGAGTCACCTTTTCACGGGTTTCTGTTTTGCGTGAAAGGTTTTTTATTCCTTTTGTAGTCATATTACGCCTCCTTCACGTGTTTTGCGTACTCTTCAAGTGGCACACCAAGTTTTTTTGCAATTGCTACCTGTGAGGGTGTGAGTTTCACAGTGCGGCGGCCTGATGCCGTTTTTCGTACAGCCGAAGCAACTTTTTGCGTTGGCTTACTTTGATCCTCAAATTTTTGAGGAAACTCTTTTCGGATTCTCCGATCTATTTCATTATAATACTCATCAGTCGAAACGTCAAATCCTTCGTTAACTATTTCGTCATGTAAATCCATCGCAGTATAAGTCATAGCTTTGTCAGTTCCAAACCACTTATTGCCCTCTGCCCATTCCTGAGCTCTAGGATCTGGTTGAGCCTGAGTTCTCTGATTAGGAGTATCAATAGCTTGTTCAACTGTAGGCTCTTGTTTTGTAGCCTCTTGTTGTTCTAATCTATTTTTTCTTATTCTAAGTCTCTCTTTTTCTATGGCTAATTGTGCCATTTTTTGTTGAGCTTCAACTTGTTTTTCAACATCACCTTGTTCCATAGCTTGTTTTAAAGCTGTGTTCAAAAGTGTTTCTGTTGAAGCCACAGTTGCTTCATCGGACGTAACTCTTTCACGTGAAGAGGCAACAGTTGTAGCTTGTAGATTTTTATTCTCTTCTTGAATTTTTTTTGCATAATCAATTGCAGCTTGTTCACGTCTTTCAGCCTCTCGCATTTTACGAGTAAGTTTATCAATACGTCTTTTTACAGATTGAGAATACTCTTCTAATTCTTCTTCTTTTTTTGTTTCTTCTACTTTTACAGGTTCTTCTTCTACCTGTATTTCTTCTTTAAGGGCTTCTTTATTTTCTTTATTTTCTTTATTTTCATCAAGAGTTATTTCGACAGAATCACCCGAGGTATCTATCGGCACCATTTTATCTTGCTCTGATTGCACTTGCGGTTGCATAGACTTCTCCATGTTTATAATATGTTAGCTGGCAAAATATCTCGAGGATCGTCAATGACAGCCAGTATTTCATCGTCATTAATAATCCTTAACTCACCACCATCAATTCTAATTCTAGAACCTGCGTAACGAGTAATCAATACCCAATCATCCTCTTTACACCAAGGACCAGTGGGAAACTTATCTTTGTCTTTGTAAGCATCAGAGCCTACTTTTAAAACTTTACAAATATTTGTTGTTAATTGTGACTCTGTAACAGTGTCGTCAGTAAGTATAATACCTGATTTAGTTTTACTATCTAATTTTAAAGGAAACAAAACAATTCTGTATCCAGATGGATTTGGAACTTTCTCTAATTCTTTTTTTTGTTTTTCTACAGCTTTGCCATCCCATATGTGTTTTGGCATAATTATTTTACTTGCCGTTTTAGTCATCATCTAGCTCCGTTTTCTTAAGCAGGTCCGTGAGTTCCTGAACTTCTTGTGTTAATGCAGCTAATTTACCAGTCAGATACCTATAATCTGACCAATCTTTAGCCATCCCACTTAATATAGACTGTTTTATCTGTTCTTGTCTAGCAATTAAATCTTTTTTGTATGCGGTGAAAAAGTTTTCAAATCTCATATTTATCTAAAAGGTTTACCTATAGCCCAAACAACAAGTGAATATCTAATACCAGATGTGACGGGTAATACTCTGTGTAACAAATGTGAAGGAAAAACCAACACAGTCCCTTTAGGCCTTATTTCTTCACATGAAAATACTGTACTGACATGTGTTGCAGGATCAGAGAGTTTAAATTCAAAATTACCACCTTCATAGGTAGATTCGTCTGTTAAATTTACAGTCATAGACAATTTTCTCAACATTCCATTTAATTTTTCATGATCATTTAATTGTGCATCAATATGCCAATCATAATGTTGTTTTTTTGACCCATCATATTTTGTAAATTGAAAAGGTTCTAAATATTCTAAATCAAAATTCCATTCAGCGGTTTTATTAGCTTCATCAAAAAACGGCATTACTTGATTAAAGATCCAATCTTCATTTAACCAAGATACATTTGAATTTCTTTTTTGTTTAGTAGGATCAAAAGTTTTGGCTTCTTGATCAGGTTTAGATAATCCATGCTCCACAATCTTATCACAAATGTCATTTGATATAGCTGACTTAAAAAAATAAGAGCTATTTTTTAGTAGCATTTAAGCACCCACCTTTTTAAATTTTTGAGCTACGTCAAACATGTGAGTATCAGCGAGGTTAAAAGATACTGCAACTCTAGGCTTTTCTCCAAGATATGGATTTGTAGAATGTAACATCATGCTCGGAAATAAATATAAACTATTCGGTATCATATTTTCACTAAAATCCATTTCAGGGAAATTTATTTGTGCCGCATTCTCCTGTGTGTCTATACAAAAAACACCTGACCAATGTGCTCCCATGTGATGATGGACTAAAGTTTTTTGACCTTTTTTAAATTTCATACCCCAAAGTTCATAAAATACATGTTTTGGAACAATAAGATGTGGAGATCTTAATACCAAAATAGTATTTAAAAAACTAAGCACCGTTTTTTGAAATGTGTCATAAACAGGATCATCAATCATTTTTTCATAAGTGGTCATGTTTGCCTGAACATTTGTTTCATGACGCATAGTGTCTTCTTCAGTTAATTCTAAAGTTCTTTCTTTAAGAGTTTTTAAATAATCATCTTCTAAAATATTATAAAAAATATTAACTGCATAATTTCCAAGGTAAGAATGTTGAACTACTTTAGTATCAAATTTTAGCTGCATGATTTCATAAGGTCAGCCAATTTTTTACAACGATTTGGAGTTTGTTTATTCCATCTCGAGTCGAGCATCTCGTAGCTCGCACCTATAAAATTGCTTTCCTGCAGGGCTCTCCACATATTTTTAAACTTGGACACCCCTGACTGTCCAAGTTGGAAACACATCTCCGTTAAGACGTGCTGTGCTGTTTCTGGTAAATCGTCAATATTATTTTGTGACATTAATTGTTTAGCTTGAGCTATTGCTCTGCTTAAATCTTTATCAAATACTGCTTGTAATTCTTCTTCGGTGTATTCTTTATCAGCAACGAAATTATCTGCGGGGACAACTTTATGACCCCACCCGATGGTATCAAATCCTTCCGTATCTTGATAAATTTTATTTCTAAAACCTTCACTTAATTTTACTGATTCAGATAATAACTCGTAACTCATTTACCTCTAATTACTTTCTGCAAAGTCCTAGCTTGTTTAGCATGAGTATTTGATGCTTTTTTTAGAGCCTTTACTACTTTTTTTACTTTCTTAACTTTATTTTTTTTCATTAACAAGTGCTATAATCTATGACTAATTTAAAAGTTCCTGTTTGACCATCATTACCTGTCACAGTTATTTTAATATCAGTTTCATCAAAAAAATTT